CTAAGAGTAGTGACGGCAACGGGCATTATCCCACCATCGAACGCGGATCAAGTGCGTGAGCGATCAATCCTCGCACCTTAGCGAGAAGCTGTGCGCTCATTCGGTAAGGGCTTGGCTGGAAATCGACAGCGTTACTGCCTGAAAGGGTTGCAGTACGCGCTTGCCATATCTCGACAGATATCATGAGAGCTGCTTGCTGGATTGCCATATCGGTAGTCCAGTCTGTGTAAGTCGTGGTCGATACTGATCCATAAGGATAGATCGGATGATAACCCTGTGCAGTCGTGTGATTAGTTGCCACACTAATTGAAAAACCATTTACGGCTGTAATTGTCTTAGTGCCGTTATAAGAGCTGCCTGAGTTGGCAATAGTAACGCTTTGACCTACATAAAAAGTCTCGCGAACATTGTCATTAAAATATAGAGTGCCCGATCCTACTGTGTTTTCGTGTGCAACTGTGAACCATTTTGGAGCCCATAACATTGGGACTAGAACGGCATCTGCCGCATCGCATACTTCTTGAAGGGTTGCATCTGGATACAATGTGCCTACGCCAAGTGTCGAGCGTAGCTCTGCGACTGTTGTAAGTGCCATGATGTCCTTTCTAAAGACTCTGGGGAGTAGAGGGCTACTACTCCCCAGAGCGACTTAGTGAGTTTGTTACGCCTTGTTGTTCTTAAATGCGCCTGCTCCGACCTTAGTAGCGATTGCTCCAAAGCCGTAGTAGCCGATTGTTACTGAACCTGACGCAGTTGATTCTGCGCGTAGGCGGTATGTTGGTGACTCGTACCATGTGTAAGCATCTGGATTCACAATAAGGATTGATCCATCTGTGTCTGTTCCAGCTGCTGTGTTTGGTGTAACGAACAAGTTGAGACCTGCAACGTTGCCTTGAAGTGATGTAGGTGTTGCAACACCGCCAGCGTTCATTGGCTGTGATGCGTTGTAAATTGGACGGCCGTTATCCGCCAAAGTCATGATGTTGCTCCATTGGCTAGTATTCACAATCATGTTGCGAGCAAATGGGTTTGCAAGACCTAGTGTTGCGTTGTAGACAGATGCGGAACCGCGAGCAACAATCCCTAGCAACTCTGCTGCTGTTGGGTATGTTGTTGTAGTTGTTGCATCTGCTGTTGCTCCAGCGATCAATGCTGCATTTACTGCTGCATCTGTTGCCTTTGCATAAGCTGCTGCCATGTTGCGTACTAACTCATCAAAGAATGCTGGAGATGTACGATCTAGCAATTCAACAGAGAATGTCTGCTGTCCTGCATACTTCTTAACTGATACTGACAAGAACGCTGAGTTCTGATCTGTTTCGTTAAATGCTGCATCTTCGTTTGTCTCTGCAACTGTTGGCATTACTGTGATCTTTGGGATCTCAAAAGTCATACCTGCATCTGGAAGCACTCCGCGTGAGATTGCTTCGATTGATGGACGGATGGTTGTACCGAGTGGATTGATAACTTCTGACAACTGACGTGTTGGAACAAGTCCTGCGTTGTCTGTTGTGTTATCTGCTGCTAGTAGGTATTGACGAGCTGACTCATCACCTAGAGCTGCACGGATTGAGTTTTCTGCATACTTAGCTGCTGTCAATTCGATGCGTGGCTTTGTGTAGTATGCTGCTGAAACAGTTGGGCGAGCAGCTTCGACCGCTGGTGCTTCAACTGGTGTTGCTTCGACTGCTGGAGTGGTTTCTTCCACGGTGGCTGTCTCGCTTTCTGTTGGTTGGGTTGATTCTTCTACAGCAGATTCTTCTGCTGCAATATCAGTAACTTGTGCCGACTTAAATGCTGGCTCTGTTACTAAACTTACTTCGACCAAGCGAGCAGCGGATACATATGTCACGCCATCCTTGATCTTTGACTTTAGGACTTCTGCCCCGATTGATAAACCTGATTGCAAGCCTTCTTCTGCAAGGATTAACGCTTCTGTGCCGCGTTGTGACCGGCTGATTGAGAATACTGCATCGATTGAGTTGTCTGATTCGCTAAATGAAACCATGCGACCTAAAGGCTTTTTGTTATCATGCTGGCTAAGCAATTTGATTGCCTTAGGATCTTCGATAGCGATTGATCCTGACTCAAAGATAACTTTGCCCATGTTGGTCGATCCTGCTTCAACATTGAGTGGCACAATCTTGCCTGATACTGTGCGATTGGCTGAGTCTGCTGTGAGATCAGCTGAGAAGGTAATTACTTGATTCATACTAGACCATTATTTCCGTTAGGTGTTAGATCAGTCATTTCCATCGCTTGCTCTGGGGTAATCAGGTTAAGCGTTAGCAGTTTTTCAATGACTGCCAATTCTTGAAGTGGATCAGTACGCAGGAAGTTCTTATCAATATCAAACTTCACTACATTGCCACGGGCTGTGATGTCATCCATAGACAGGCGATCTTCAATCGCAGTGATAAATGGCTGCAAAGATAGTGTTAAGAATTGCTTGCGTTCATCTTGAACATTTGCATAAGTCATGGAGTTATTCTGATCTGCTGAAACATAATAAGCAGGCACATTGCATAGACGAGCGATTTCGGTAGCAAGATTGAAGATTGCTTCACCGTACATCATGTCTTTAGGTGAGAATGAAACTGGAGTGTATTCAAGAGTAGATGTTAGGTATGCAGTTGAGCGATTGTTACGAGCATTACGCCATGCAGCAAGAAGTCCGGAAACTTCTTTAGGATCTAGATCTGCGCCTGTGTTCTTGATGTAACCAGTTGCCATTGGAGTAGCTGCTGCAATCGCTGCTGCCTTCTGCACATCAATAGCAGCGCGAATTGTTGAAGCACCGGTATTGAGGATGCCATCGCTTAGTGATTGGAATGTTACAAGAGATCCAAGACCGTCCATTGGTAATGTTGTGCCATCAACTGCATAAGATCTAACAAAAGTATTAGTGCTGTCTAAAGTAATTGTTACTCGGTTGTTAGCAATCCACTCAAAGCGAGAAGGACGGCCATCCTCTGCATAAACTTCGACGACTTTCCAGAAGGCTTGCCCATATAGAAGAAGTGAATCAACAGTCCAGGCAATCGTTACTGATCGTGGCTGTGAGTATGAAGGCTGCTCTAACCATGCAGGTGAACCTAATTCTTCATTGGTAGATTTCTTGTAAAGCTCTAAAGGAATTGCACCGATTGTGCCAGCAAGTAAATTGCGACAACGCATAAGTGCGGGTACTGACATCGCTTCTGTCCTGCCGATGTATGCAGTCTGAAACGGCATTGCATAAGGTGAATACTCACCGAGAACCTGCGGTGCGGCCTGAGCTTGTAATTGTGTCTTAGGCTCTAGCCCAAATGCCTGCAATAATTTACCCATAGACATAAATGGTAGCACATGTCAAGCATTTGACATATTACATAGGGTGTGTCTAGGTATAAATCTGTGGCTTAGGCTGAGGGATCATCAACTTGCTAACTGCCATGGCGATGCCAATAGGTGCTGAGATATCACCGGCAGACTTGCGCTTAATGATGCGCCATGCTGAGTCATTGACCTTAGCTGCGCAGTTATTCATCTGCTGGATTAACTCTGTCTGTCCATTGTGGACTACTCGATGATTGACCAAGCCTTCAAGTAGGTCTCCGCAGGCTTTGTAAAATTGCTGACCTGAAACATCCTCGACCATAACTCCAGCATTGGCTAATCGATCTGCGATTGTCTGAGTTGCGTACTTGTCGAAGCAAACTAGCCGTGGCTTATAGATGTCGCACCAAGCCTTTATACTTGCTGCCATCTTTAGCTCATCGATAGCAACCTGAGAGCTGTAAGTCTCTAGGATTCCAATGCCAATCCGTCCATCTGGAAGAAGTTGTCCAGCGACTAATGATCCGTTCCTGCGTGACGGACTGACATCGAAACCAAATACAGTATAAGCCCCCGCAGCCATTTCAAGGGTGCTATCGGATGTGTCCTCTAAAATTCCATGTGGCCAAGGACTACTTAGTGAGTCGATCCATTGGCAAAGAGTTTCCGTACGAGTGTTCTCAATCGGTGAAGTAGCAATCGCTTCTTCAATCGCTTCTTCTGTGATGGTGTATCCCAAAGAGGGGTTAGCCAAAGCCCATGCATTGCGGTCGTCTATCTTGCAGTACTGGGGTGCTGAGTATTCATAGAATCCAAAAGACTTGGGTGGGTAGTCGATAGCTCTTTCTCGTAAGTCGTTGAGTACAGTGCTGAAAGCGTCTCCTGCATTAGAGGTAAGAAGCGTCTGAGAATTTGGGTGAGCTCTAGTTGTAGGAGTAGCAGCTCTAAATCCATCTTCTGTGATCTCTCGGACTTCATCGATGTAGAGCAATCCATTGACTGATCTACCGCGAGAGCCGTCTCTAGTTGCTGCGACAACATCAAGCCTTGCTCCAGATAGCATCTCAATGCTTTCAGTTCCATTGGCGTGTCTGATTTGTTTAACGAATCCTTTAAGGTGGTCATTGGTCTCCAGTAGGTGAGTGACTTGTCGGAAAGTGTCTAAGGCCATGCTTCTGTTCGAGGACATAATAAGAACATTGGTATTCCACTTGATCAGGTGCGCGAGAATCAGCATACGCGCTAGGTGGGTTTTACCGTTCTGTCGGGCTACCAATATGAGGTTTGTCTTACGGATCCACATCCCTTTTCTGTCGATGGTCAGCATGTCTCGTAACACGAATTCCTGCCATGGCATTAAAGGCATCTTGACAATCTCACACAGGTCTTTTACATCTTGGAGCTTGGTTTCGCCCTTAAGAAGTGGACTGTGAAGCCGTGGCTTAGTTGCCCCTCGTAAGGCTTTGGAGCGTTTGGGTTTATCTGTCATTGACTCGGACTAGGTCGGGTCTTAAAGGGACTGTCTAGCATCGGTTCGGACTGTGTCGGGGAGATATAGGTTGA